TCCAGCAACCCCTGTTACGCTTACATTAGCTTCCGCAACAACCGTTACAGAACCAACGCCACCTGTAGCTTCTACGCCCGTAGGGGAAACATTAGCTTCCGCAACAACCGTTACGCCGCCTACGCCGCTTGTAGCCTCAAGTCCAGTTACAGGGACATTCGCCTCTGCAACAACCGTTACAGAGCCAATAGCGGTTACTGCTTTTGGAAGGTCCGTTTGACCCCACGGCATATCGCCCCAACCAAAGCGGGACCAACCGCCTATTGGAACGATAATGTCAGTCATTAGGCTATCCGAACAATTGCGTTACTTGCGTCTGCTGTTGGGAATACGATAGTAAAATCACCAGCCGTTGATGTTTTGTCTGACCCAAAGTCCAACACGCAAACAGTGCGGTTGCCATTTGTTGAGTTGTAAATCAACGCACCACGAGCAGTAATCGTTGCCGTAGTGAATGTTAAATCTGCAAAATCAATAAATGCCGTTGTTCCGCTAGTAGTCGGATCAATGTTGGTCAGCGTACCACCACCAGCCGAATAACCTGTGCCGCTGATTTCATTCGATGTAGTATATACAGTGGTCGCCGCGGTAAACGAAGCATTATTATCATACAACGCAAGTTTGTATGTGTTTGCGCCTACGTTAAAGTCATGCAAACCTTCAAGAAGTTCTTTCTTGAAAGAAGTGCATAAATAGTTTCCTGTAAAAGCCATTGTAGTCTCCTTACGTTTTCTCTCTCAAGATAAGTCCAGTTCGATAAGCATCTGTAACTTCTTGTGACTCACCAAAGTTTTTAACACGGGACATGGCTTCAGTAAATCTTTGAGTATAGTTCTGAACCAAGTCAGCTTCACCTTTCATAAAGGTATAAGCCTCAATTAAAGAGCCGTATAAAAGCGCCACTGAAGCATTGGTGCTTAACCATGTGGTGCCATTATCTCCAGAAGCGGTCAGGCTTAATGGACGATAAAAGTAATGAAGCTCCACAGCATATGCAGCATCGGGTGTTGGACCTAAGATAAAATTATCAATGTCAAACTGCGCGTAATAGCGAGGAGCACCAGTCGTAGAATTGTTCGGGTTAAAAGACTGAACAAAGTTCACATCTTTGAATAACACAAACTCTTTGTTGCTTCCGTTTGTAAACGAAAGGCTGAAAGGCGCGAGATAATCACTAGGCAAAGCAAGATACTGATTGCTCGCAGTAAGATTTCCTGTTTGGTTTTTTCTAAAAACCTCAAGTTGCGCTATTTTCAAAATGCGCTCTTCAGCGTTTTTAATAAATATATCCAGACTATTCACAAAGGTTGTCTCTGTGTTTTCAGTGTAGTTTTGAATAGCCGTTTTCAATTCTGCGTATGTAAAGCTCATGATGTTGTCACCGTTACGCTGCCAACAGACCCAGTGGCAAGCAAATTATTGGGGGTCAATCCCCCATCATATTTAAAACCTACTGGATTCCAGCCCCATTGTATGTTGTTTTGTTGCGCCACATTTTGTTCAGGACGCGGATTACGCAATGCTTGTGGATCAGGCGTTGCACGAAGAGGCTCTAGCTGTGGTTGTTTAGCCTCCCACTCATCTTTACCTACAAGAAGACCATTCCACTCTTTACGCATGTCTCTGAGCCGATAGCGAAAGCCAGATCGGTCAGATATCCCATATGCCCACTTACCTGTGGCATACTTAGACATAACGGTAGTTCCTCAAGTCTGGGGCAACGCGGAAGGACGCACGATCACGATCCTCATCCATTGCGCGGTTTATTTCTTCTTCATATATAGCTTTTAGCATCTGCATGCGGTCTGGAGCACGCTTAATGCTCATATAATATGCCAAACCAGCCGCTAACGCAGGGTAAAACCGAAACGGAACCTGCAATGTATTTGTATAAATATCAGCATCATCCATGCGGATTAAGGCATCATATAGCACAACATCTGTGCTATTGTCGGGCAAAGGCCACATTTTTAAAGCAGGATTTATTTGGCGATCTACAAAAAACTGCGTAGGTCGCCCAGTTGTAGATTTTGTAGGAATGTTAAGATATTCATCCCTACTGATGCGATCTAACGCATAATCTGTTCCATCGCGTCGAACGACTAGCGACAATATGTCTATTACATCAGTACCAAGATCAACATCACCATCGTTTTCTGTAACGGTGAAGTTTCGCTGGGCTATGGTCCACTGGTTCAATCCGCGGTTAGCCCAATCAGCAAACATAAGGTTTAAAGAACGCTTGGCAGTCTTCAGATCATAACCTGTACGAACTTCCAAGCCGCAACGCTCAAAAGCCTCTTCGATGTAATCAGCTACATCTAGTTCAAAATCTTTAGACCCTGATACAGTCATTTCTTTTTCCTTTTAAGGGATTTAACCCTTTTTGGCTTGCCAGCAGGCTGTCCAAGACGTTTCTTTTGAGATATTCTACTACGCTTTTCAGCAGATGTCATCTCTGAAGCTGTCTTAGGTGTTTTTGAACTCACGCGTTTACTTGGTCGGCAATAAGGTGTGCCTCTCTTTTCGCCCTTCTTACGCCCACAAGCCTTACCTGTTCGAACGTCTTTCCAGTCTTCTTTAAACCAGCGTTTGAGTGCAGCACCTTTTTTTGTCTTCCGTACAGCCATTATCTTTTCTTCGTCACTTTACGGCGACTAGACATCACCTTTCCGCAACCATTTGCGACCACTTCACCACCTTTTAACATTCGGCGTACTGGACGCTTACGAAACTCGTTAGAAGGCTCTATAACGCCCCCCATAGCCTTTTTTACGGGCTTTTTCTTACTGTTTCCCCAGTTTTTAGCACCTACTTTTCGGCATTTAGCGATTGCGCCGCTTGCGTATGCGCTTGGGAACACTTTGTACCTTGCTTTTACCTTTCGATAACACGCGTCTTTTGGCATTTTTCTTCCTTTTCATAGGCGGCTTGCTAACTTGCTGCCCCATCTGTGAGCGGCCTATAGCCATATTAACACTTCCAACGCTTACGCGCCTGTCTCAAGCGACTATTAGGGTCCTTTGCCGCTTTTGGAAACTTCTTCATCTGCCCTGCTGATCTAGCGCAGTAGGATTTACGCCGCTTGGCATCCTTGCTGCCCTTTTTGACTTTGCCTGTCACAGCAGTCTTTAATTTAGAGCCGGGATTCGCCTTTCGATACGCGGCAACGCCTTTTTTGGTCATGCCTGCACCAGATTTGGTCTTACGATAATTACCGCCTTTACCAGTGGTTTTGCGTATCGGATTCTCTTTTTTACGAGCCATTTGTCCAATCCTCGTTTTCTATATAGACAAACTCCATTGACGCAGAAACATCAAAGTCAACAGACCCAGAGGAAGAAAACGCCCTCATTTCTAAGTCTGTTTTTTCTGTGAACCTTAAAGGAAAAGTATAAAACTGTTCGTGTGCGCCATCTGTAAGAGTAAATCTTTCTTTTATTTGAAACACTTCCCCATAGGGTCTAGCAACAAGACTAGCATTCAGAATAGAAGGTGTCTGAGTTGATGTTCCTGTGGACAAAGACATTTTTGTAAGAAACGCGGTATATCCTGCGGGAACTGTCCAAAGACCCATTAATGTTTGGTTATCACCATCACCATTGATAAGAAGATAAATGTTAGCAGGAACTCCAGAAGTTACTGTTCCTGTACCAGCGTAGATTATACCAGCATTTGCGCCACCACTACCTGCGCTGCGAACAATGCCACGATTTATACGAAAGTACGATTTGGTAGTATTAACAGGCGTTTGTCCGTTTAATGTGACAACTTCGTTTACTTCTTTGTAATCACCATCTAGGCCAAAAACTTCAACCGTTCTTGCACCAGTACCTGCGGCAGTGTCGTTAGCCGAACTGCTTGATATAGTCATTACCGTGGCTGATGGGGGGTAGGAATACAAACCACCTTGTTCCCAGATGGTTTCTTTTGTGTTTCCAACATCGCTGTTGTAACCGAACTTAAACACAGTTTTATGGCCCGTGATTTGACCACGGGCCACCTGTAGCTCAAATGGCTCAGATGTTCCAACTTGCGTTATGGAACGATAATTCGCCATTTTGACTCCTTATGACAAAAAGATTGTCAATTCGTTGCTAGACCCTGTGAAAGCACTTACATACGCACCGCTTGTCGCAAGAATGCCATCATCTGGAATGTTCAGATGATGCATACCTGTTGAAAAAGTTTGCTCAATAAGAGTTTCGCCAGACGCACCACCGTTTTTGATTGTAAATGCGCCAGCCGCAGCCGCGTAAATTACAATCTGACGAATGCGTGAACGTGAGTCACCAACAACAGCCGCAGAGTCACCTTGCGTGAAGTTATATGCCTTTACTGGACCTGCCATAAACGCCTCCTATTATGTTAGAGCAGCGCCAACAGCAGTAACCCAAGCGGCTCCTGTATTGATTACCAAACAGTATTCGTTGTTGCCTGCGCCATTGTCGCTGACAATGTAAACAGTACCAACAGTAGTGTCTGCAAAAGCAGGTAAGTTAGCAGTTGTTACAACTGGAACCTCAAAGCCATTGGTTGACTGTACTGGGCCTGAAAAATGTGTAGTTGCCATGTTTTTCTCCTCTCGTGTCCGAGGTCAACTCTCTATGTTTGCAAATCATAGAGATATATACCGAGCATTATTACTCGAAGTCAGAATAACACAAAGACAGAAAAAAGAAAGGGGCCACCGAAGCAGCCCCTAGTTACAGGGAGGAAGGCATGAAATGCCCACCTCATCTATAACATATGTTACGCTCCGGGTGAACCGAAAACACAACGTGGATCTGAAAATCCGAAGCTGTAACGCTCACGCGCTTTAAAACGCATGTTGCCTGTGTCGAAATCAGCTTCCATGTTTGTTCTCATTGGAGAACGCTCAAAGTGCTTGAATCCGTTAGGCGCGTCAGTCTTGATGAAGAACGCATCTGGGTCTGTCAAGAAGTGGTTTACAGTGTAACCCTCTGGAAGCATGCCCATGTTGCGAATCGCGTTTACATCATTATCGGCTGTGCCAACACGCAATGTTGATTCCAACAAACGATCCGCAACGAATTGCAGTTGTGGTGGAATAACCATTTTTGTGCCGCGCAGAGCAATAATCATATTACGCTCATCTACGAAGGTTGAGATATCAATCAACGCATTTTCCAACGAAGTTTCGTTGAGGTCAGCCGCTGTTGATGGCTCGTTGCGGAAAGTACCGCCACCTGACAGTGGGTGCGCAGTTGAGCAAAGCTCAACACCGTCACCACCAGCGAAGTTAGCATTAAACGCGTTGTTTAATACTGATGCCGCTTTAACCTGCTTAGTGTGTGCCATAGAACGCGCAAGCGCCTTCGTATAACGAGCACCAAGACGGTCATACAGGTTGTCTTCGATTGCTTCTTCGGTCAATGCGAATGCGAGAGCAACTGTTTCGTGTGAATAACGAGCAGTGTACGCTTCATTTGCATTGTCGAACTCTACACCAGAACCTTCGGATTTTGTGGGAGCATTCCCAAACCCGACCAGCATAACTTCCTCTTCAAATGCACGATCTGAAGATTCAGTGTCGAATATTTCCGCATGTTGATTTTCATAGCGGTCATATTCCATGCCGAACAGAGCGTTGAGACCCGGTTCTAGCTCCTTAACGAGTTGTGAACGTGAAATAGCCATAACTCAGTCTCCTTATGCTAGACCCACAGTGCCAGCACTGAACAGGTGGTTGTTGATTTTGACAATTACGTTCGTATTTGCCGACGAAACATCGCTATTCTCAGGGTCTTGAGAAATGTCGATTGCCTTCAAAGCAAGAGCAGCAGTAGTTGCCCCTGTTGTGACATCTAGCTCAGAGCGAGAATTACCGCTTACGGTGCTTCCTGCTGTTGCATCAACAATGTCAAAGTTACCAAACAAATCATCTACAGGGAATGCAGCATCAGCTTGGATTTCGAAGGTTGCACTTGGGTCATCAATGACATTTGCGAAAATATCTGTCCCAGTTGCGTTTGCAGGCCAGTAGTTTGAATAGATAATATCACCACTAGCGTCTACATATGAACAGCCGTTGAATACGCCCAAGATTAACGCGTTGTCACCAGCGGCAACACGAGTAATTGTTCCATTAGTAGCGACAGTTACTAGGTCGCCTTGGAAAATACCCGTATTATAGCCAGAGGCAATACGATAACGGTTTTGTCGCTGCGAGCTTGTGCTCGTTTTGATTGGGCGAAGGCCGAAAGCAGCGTCTTGATTAGACATCTTTACTCTCCTTCAGAGTTTCCGCGTCCTTTCATTCCAAAAGATACGGAAGATTTACGTTGCGGAGCAAGTTTCGGCATGGCTGAATTGTTTTCACGCATCCAGTCACGATCCACTGCATCCAGTTGATTTTGAGAAACACCTTGATAGTGTTTATTCCGCTGATCAGCCATTTCGACGGGGATACGAGCGAGAACAAGACCACCAACACCAATGATGCCAGCGTTTCGTCCCTCATCTATTACAGGCCCTACATAATCGGGATACTCTTCAGCGCGAACGAGGTCCCAGCCTTCTTGCCGTTTCTTATGTACGTTAGTCTTATCGTCGAATTCCATTACAGATTCGCGTATCCAACGGTGTTTATAACCGAGAGGAGGTTCTGGAGCTTCCAAGGCAGAACCGGGTCGCCATTCCATTGAACGCTCTGAGCGTTCCCGCGTGTTTGATTCGCGTGGTGTCCTGTTTGCCATGTTATTGACTCCGATTTTCTAATTTTGCGACTTCTTTTGCGTATTTGTCGAGGGGAATCCTCATCTTCTTCGCAAATGCCACTTGACCCGGTGTTAATTCCACCGCCCTTTTCCGCCCTGACTTTACTGACCGTCCGTTACCAGACGCAGGAGCAACGGTCTGAGCGTTGGACCGTTTCCCCTGAAACCTGTTAGGCATTTCTTTTCGCATACGAGAGTCGATTTCTTTGTAGTAATCATCACTCGTAGGATCGAAATCCTCTTCTAATACCAATTGTTCATGGATAGCTTGGGCTGCTCGCGTCATAAGGCGATCTTGTCCAAACCATTGATTTTTGCTCAACCACTTCTCCAACTTGGGATCAGGAGCCACTTGTTGCTGGGGAACCTGCTGTTGTGGAGGGGCCACTTGTGGTTGAGCTTGTTGATTTTGTGCAGCCTCTTGTTGCCGCGCAATTCTAGCCTTTTGAACACGAACGCGCTCTTGAGCAATGGCAATTTTAGAGATTGCTTGCTGCGCATTTGCTACTTTTTCATAATCACCCGCTTCATACGCCTCTGCCATAGCTTTCTTGGCTTGCGCTTCTTGAGCTTTCAAGCGACCTTCAGCTTCAGTATTGTAGCCTTGGTTCATTTTCTCAAGGCGTTGACGCATAACAGCGTTTTCTTGCTGCATTTGCTGCGCGTACTGAACCGCGGCTTGCGCTTCTTCAGCAGCCTGCTTACGTTTTGCGGTTAATTGATTGATTCGACGCTGAACGGAATCACTGTAATTTTCTAACTCTTCATCACCAGAAGATTTATCACGAACATTTGTTCGGGTTGCTTCATCATCTTCAGATGAAACTTCAATAACCTCATCATCTTGATCATCGTCAAGCTCAACAGAGGTATTTCTTTCAAGCTCCTCGTTTTCACGAATGTCTTCAGACATAGCCATTTTCCTTGCTCTCAGTTACCTTATACATACGAAATGTCTTTTGGGTCAAGAATCGTAGCGATAATATTATCGTCATTTATGATACGAACCTCAAGACCTTCCACTTTGAACCTATTTCCACTATATCTTCCTATAAGAACCCAATCTTTCTCATTGCACCAAGGACCATTTGGGAATTTCTGGGTGTCCATATAGGCATCGGGGCCTAGCTTCACGACATAAGCTGCTACCGTAGCAAAAGATTCACGCTCACGAACCTGATCAGGAACGATAATACCGCCTTTTGTCTTTTCGCTAGGGTAATAAGGAATGATAAGAACGCGATAACCCGTAGGCTGTGGCAGTCTCTCAAGGGAAGAAGCCTCCATCTTGGATGGATCGTCTTCGTTTTTGTTTTCCGCGCCTTTGCCAAACGCGTTTTCAATAGGCTTGGGCATTGCCCCTGCACCTTTTATGGCCTTTTCCGCTGCTTTGGCAACGTGCTGTGGCACAAATAACTTTTTAGTCATCTGCGTATTCTATACCTTTCATCGCGGTCCTTAATTCGTCTTCGACGTAGGCCATGCCGCGTATTTCACCTACTAAATACCGATACTCATCAAAAGTTTGTATCGAACCATCCGCGAGCTTGTCTTTAAGACGCACACTGCGCTCGCGTATGCCTTTATATAAATAATCTGCAAGATGTATTGCGTCCATACCGCATATAGTATGCGATTATACGGGAAACACAAGTACAATTACCACAAAATCAGAAAACACCTCGGAACTTCTGGGGCCTAGCCGCTTTGCTAAACCTAGAAACTATTCCACCCTTAGCTTTTCGAACTAGCTTTTTTCTTGACGGGAGCTTTTTTCTTTTTCGGGACTGGCTTAACGCTATCGCTACTGCTTGCTTCTGCGGATACCCCTCCGACACTAGCTTCGACACGTTTTGGCTGATTGTCTGCTGGCTTGACCCCTGCTTCAACGGCATTAGCGTTCCTCCGCGCAACTTTCTTGGCTTTCTCCTGTTCAGCCATCTTTTCTCTTATAGACGATGCCATATTACTGACCTTTCATACTAGCGTTTAACGCAGCTATATCCCTCTGCGTCTGAATGCGCTCTTCGGCAACCCTAGTCTTGTCAGCTAATGCAGCTTCTGAAACATCAATCCTTTGCTGTGCAGTAAGAACATCATTACGCTCTCTCTCACGATCAAACTCTTGCTTCGCTTCAAACTCAGATTGCTTGCGCTGTAAGTCAGCAGCTTTCAACTGAAGCTCCTGATTTCGGATATCCACAAGTGGATCAGATTGTGGCGGTGGAGCTACTGCTTGCGCTAGTTGCTCAGTCATTTCAGCAATAATCTCAGCAGCACGCGCATCTATCTGTGGCTTAAACTGCATCATGGGATCAGGTGGCATAGGACCTTGTGGACCCTCTTGCGGAGGCATCATCTGAGCCTGCTGCTGCATCATTTGCATCTGCTCTGGGGGTATCTGGCTCATAATCTCTTGCTGGGCCTGTGCTTCCGCTAATAGCCCAATATGCTCTTGTATGTGGCCTTGCAGCGCCATAATAGCATTCGGATTAAGCTGCATAGCAGGCGTAGACATAACCGCCATATGAGCTTCTATGTGGGACTCATGGTCTTGGTCAGGAAACGCCTGCAAAGGAGCACCCATAAGAGCGTTCTGGTTTTCCTTAGATGGATTCGCAGGCTGTGGCTGTGGAGGAGGTGGAAGTATCGCATCAATGTTATTAACGCCCAACGCCTCGTACATCTTACGATACGCTTGATATAAGCCTTGTGGACCGCCGTGAATCTGCGGATTGGACTGAACCAACTGCAACTCAGTTTGCGCCAAAGCAATACGCTGCGACATAGAAAAAATGTTCGGATCAGAAGATGGCAACACATCAACACGCTGGTCAAAGTCTTGCACAAACACTTCTGGACCCATCTGCATGTCAGCAGGATATGGATACGCCTGAATGGTTTCAGCAAATATTCTCGAAAGCAGCTTAAACTCAATCTTTTGAGAATAGTGCAAACGCTTATGAATCGCAGACATAACCTTTGTGCCGCGCTCCATAATCGCCATTGTGGTGCCAACGGGCGTCTCACCGCTCATCTCACCAACCTTCATGTCAGCCATAGATGCGAACCTACGTCCAGCGTCTACAAGCGTTCCAAGAAGGTTATAAAGCGTCCCTGAAGGCTCCTTGAAGGGGAGTGGCATCAAAGAGCCTTGCAGGGTGCCTCCAACCACATCAATATCGCGGAACTCACCCGGTTGAAGGGGATTGTCTTCATCGCGGATACGAGCGCCACGGGCCTTAAAGCCTGCTGGAAGGTTGGAGAGCGTGCCTGCATCAATCAATTGACGCAAAATAGAAGTAGAAGCCTGCGCTAAACCGCCAATCATGTGCGTTAAGCCCAAGCCATAAAAACCAAGACCCGGAAGAAACTTGTAATGCACAAAATACTGCTTCGCACGTTTCATTGGGTCAATCTCTAAATAGTTACGGCGTATCGCTAAAACATCACCGCTATCAGCAACTACCGTAACAATATAAGGCAAACGCAAACCTGTAGGCTCGCCACTTACACCCATATCCTCAAAACCTTCAATATCCAAAGACGTATGAACCTCATACAAGGTCAATTCGTCAGATGGACCACTAGGATGTACGCCTTGAATATCATCAATAGACTCTTCAACTTCGCTCATTGCAGCCGTATCGCTCTCAGACTCGCTAGGCAAATCAATGTCACGATAAAAACCATTAAGCTGTAGCTTACGGACCTCATTCGAATCCATCGTAATACGATGCGTAATCCGCGGCGAAGAAAGCAAATCAGTTGCGCCATAAGGAACAATCAAATCTTCAGCATGAATAAACTTACTGACTGCACGCCCCTTGAGCGGGTCAAAGTAAACTTTCTTAAATGTTGATCCAATTACTGGGAGATAAAACAGCATTTGATCCAATTCAGGATCATACTCTTCCATCTCATAAGTAATCATATAATTCATGTAATCCTTGACGCGCTCAGACTGCTTAACAAGCATTTCATTCTGCGCACCAACAACAGATGTACGAACAGGACCAGTGGCTGGCAATAACTCACGATATGCCTGCGCCTGAAACTGCGTAACACTTTCAGCCAGCAATGGATGAATAACCCCAGAAGACCCCTCAAACGGCTCTGAACGCTCCTCAGTCTTCATGCCAAGAAACTCTAAACCGCGCTTATATGTGTCTTCCCAATCTTCACGAGCAGCTAAATCATCCTCAATAGAACCAACCAAATCAGATGAAATACGACCAAGCTCGGCCTCATCAACAACTTCCGCTAAGTTGCCGTCAAAGCCCACATCTACAATAGGAGCTTGCTCCTCTTCATATTCACCAACAATCGCACTGCCGTCATCAAACTCAGTAACTCCGGGCTGTGCGGGTAAATCAATTACATTCTGAAGTATTTCCTGCTCTGGAATCATAGGAGCTTCAGGTAAGCCACCAGAACCCAATCCACGTTCGACTGCCATTAGAAAATATCCTTCTCGTTACCCTCAATCGGCTCAAGCGTGTTAATGTCCTCAAAGTCGGTTATAGGACCGCCCTTTTCCCATTCATTGCACACATTCTCAGCAGCACAGGTAAAATCTAGCTTTTCGCAATAACCAACTTGGCTACCCTCATCCATACCAAGACCATTCTCAATGCAATCAAGCATGCTTGAACGAATGTTATAATACTTGCAAGTTCCGCAAATCTGCTTCTTCTTTTCCCAATTCTTTACAGATGGGCCATAAGCATATTCTTGAATAGCGTTTTCTTTGTTTTCCGAATTTATGTCAGAATCTTTGGTAGAAAGAGGACAAACAAATTCGACCTCTTCCATTTCATACATATCGTCATCAACAACTTGGTTGATACCAGATGTAAGCTCATCCATGTCAATGTTGATAACGATTTTAGCCATTTATTTTACTCCAGCAAACTTGGTGCCTGAAACTGCTGCACCACCACCACGACAAACACCGCCGCCATCTTTGTAACCACGAACCTTGCCGCCGCCCATGTATTTCTTAACCGCGCCACCTTCCATGTACTTCATGGCTGCTTCAGGGTCCATCTTCTGCTGAACGTCTTCAGGTAGCTTTGAAAAACCTTTACGATTAGAAGGCACCGCACCGCCTTTGTTCATTTTAAACATATCTTTTTTACGGCGTTCTGCCTTTTCCTTCATGTTGCTTAAAGTTTGACGATCTTCTGAACCAGCCCCACGGATTATGCCCTCCATTGTAGTTAAACGGTTTAAATCTGTAAGAAATTCATCTGTGCTTTTATTGGTGTCAATGTTTTCTTCGCGTCTGTTTTTTAGGTTTTCCAGTGCTTTATTACGAGCAGACTGGCGCTTCATAGCAGCGCGTTCAGGTTTGTTTGCAGGGCGTGTATATGGGTTATTTCCACCGGGCATTACTTCATTCCTTTATATTTACCGCCGCGACCCTTCATGGTGCAGCCATTCTTTGGTTTCTTCTTGGCTCTTACAGCGCCGCCAGCTTCATACTTCTGAACAGCACCACCGCCCATCATGCCCAGCTTCTTGCGTAAACGCTCCAGTTCAATTGGAGACATTTGACCCATCTCACCAGCCTCTAAAGCCTGCAACATACCAGCACGATCCATACGCCGCTGACGCATACGATCAGCAGCAGACATAGGCGCTTTCGCACCCCCCAACGGTGAACCCGCACGGCTCGGACGCGCCATAGGACGCTTCGATGTCATCGGTGCGGAACTGCCCATTGCTTCCATGAGCGCCCTCATGATTGCTTCTTTTTGTGCCATAAAAGCCTCCTAATAATATTCTCGCTTACGCCGCATAAAAGCAGCCTCTTCTTCATCGTCATAATCACTCGGAGTGGTTATAAAACCACCCTGCCTAAAACGCAGTATAGCCTGAGTCATCGAATCCGCCAAGTCATCATGTTCACCATTGGGAAATGCAGCACATTCTTCCATAACTTCATCAGCAAAA